AAAACAACATGGCCAAAATGATCCAATAATAAATGATTATCCTATTCAGATAGCGCATATACATCATGGTTGGGGGAGTGGACATCCTTCACCAGAAAATACATATAATACAAATTTATATAATTCGGAAGAGGAAAAATTGAGAGAGCCATGGGGTTGGTTTTATAATAATATTCTTATTAAACGACCTAGTGGATTTAATATGTTTGAATTGTATCCGAACGAAAAACAAATAGAAAAAGAACATTTTAATAAATTTTTATATAAATGAAAATATCATCATTTTATGACAAAATATATGTAATCCACTGGAATGTTTTAACCGAAAGAAAAGAGTATCTTCTTTCTAAATTTAAAGAATTTGAATTGGATCATTTAGTAGAATTTGTAGAATTATATCAAGACGAAAAAAGTACAGAAAAACTTAAAAATCCATTTGACATAAATAAAAAGGTTTTGGCTGTTAATATGTCGCATGTATTTTGTTTTAAACAACAAATTGAAAAACAATACAATAATATTTTAATTTTTGAAGATGATGTTGATTTTGAATACATTCATTTAACAAAATATCTAAATCAAGTAGCAGATGAATTCGTTAAATTGAATGGTGATGTTGCTTTTTTAGGTTCATGCAAAGATCTAAAACCAAAAAATATAACTCCTCCTAATATTTTATATTATGATCCATCATATGGATCTAAAAGTTGCAATTCTTATATAGTTAATATAAAATGTACTAAAAAATTAATAGATTGTATAATTAATTTTCATGCTATAGACATTATCTTCAATCAAATAATACCATTTTTAAATATAAGATGTTTGTGGTCTGGATTGGAGCTAAAACAGGGGTCAGAAACAGGAAAATATACAAGTGCATTCGTAAATATCAGAGATGAATATGGAAATTATAAAAAATGAAAAAGAAAATAGGAATTGTTTTACCTGGTAAAATCGGGGATATTATTATTTGTTTGCCGATAGCAAAACATTATTATGATATTGGATATGATGTTTATTGGCCTATATACAACGAATTGATTAGTAATTTCAAGGACTACATAAACTATGTAACCTTTATACCCACATATGAACAAGACAGAATAATTGAGAGTTTTAATATTTTAAACAAAAATGAATGTGAGATATTGGATTTGTCATTTACTAGCCCGTATAGTTGGCACAACGAAAATACAAAAAAATATCTTTCTCAAAAGGAAAGATCGTTCGACGAATTTAGATATTTTTTAGGTAATGTTGATTTTCAAAAAAAATGGACTCTATCAATTGATAGAAAATATGAAAGAGAAGAAAATTTATATTTTAACTTGGTTAATAAAAGCAAATATTGTATAATACAAAAAAATTCATCTGATAGTAAAATAGAAAAAGAAATAGATTTTTCTAATTATGATGGTCAAATTATAGAGATAAAACCTCATACACAAAGTATTTTTGATTGGTTGGGATTAATAGAAAAAGCAGAGAGAGTCTTATTGATTGAGAGTTGTTTTACAAATTTAATAGATCAATTAAAAATACAAAACAATAAACAGATATTAGTTATTAAACAAGGCTATTATGGTGAAAACTTAATAGATGGACACCCAAAGGGACTACCAAGATTTAAAAATAATTGGAAAATAGTATGAAAAAAATAGCATTTACCATAGTCTTAAACGGTATGCCTTTTATAGAGAGGCAGTATGAAATTATACCTAAAGTTTTTGATCATTGGTATATAATAGAAGGAGTCACAAAACCAATACTAGATACTGGTTGGTGTAGAAATATATCTAAGGATTTTTATTCGGACGAATATACGTCTGTAGACGGAACGTGTGAATTTTTAAATAAAATTTGTAACGATAAAAACATCACGGTTATAAGAAAAAATAACTTTTGGGATGGTAAAGTACAAATGTGTAATTCATTTATGAATGAAATAGAAAATTGTGCTTTAATGCAATTTGATGTTGATGAGATATGGGATATTGACACATTGAGAAGCGTTTTAGATTATTCTGAAACGAATGATAATTTTGATGGAATGCTTTTTAAATGCAATTATTTTGTTGGACCTAATTTATTAACTGTGGGGGAAAATTGTTATGGTAATAACCCAAATGAGTGGTGTAGATTGTGGAAAATAAAAAATAAATCATATTGGATAAGTCACGAACCTCCCAGAATTAAAGGTTGCACACATTTTTTATCAAAAGAATTTACTAAAGAAAAAAATTGGATTTTCAATCATTATGCATATACACTAGAATCACAGTTAATTTTTAAAGAAAATTTTTATAATTACACCGGAGCAGTAAAACAATGGAAAAGATTACAAGAAGCTACGGATTTACCATGCAAATTAAATAAATATCTACCTTGGGTTGATAACAAAGTACAAGTTAAAAAAATAAATGAACAACGAAATTAATATAAATGAAGAATTTGGGAATTGTATATACAATATAGTTTTAGAGCATAAATTAAACAATAATTTGGAAATAGGATCTTGGGATGGCGAAGGTTCTACCTTTTGTTTTGTAGAAGCTATGAAACAAAATATCGGTTCAAAATTTTTAGCGTGTGTAGAAATCGACAAACAAAAAGTTTCAATTTTGAGTGAAAGATATAAAAATATTGATTTTTTACAAGTCATACACGGCAGTAGTATAACTTACGAAGAAATGTTATATAACAATTTTGAAGAAATGTGGAATTCTCCGTATAATAAAATAAAGAAAGATATATATGATAAACAATTGGTTAAAACTTGGTTTGATCGAGATATTGGAGTTTTAAAAAATATTAAATTAGGAGCAATACAACATTTAAAAGATTATTACTGGGACAGTGTTTTAATAGATGGAGGAGAATTTACAGGATATTCAGAGTTTCATCTTTTGAAGAATAAAACAAAATTTTTATTTTTGGATGATGTACATAATGCGTTTAAATGTTATCAGATATATGAAGAATTAAAAAATAATCACAAGGAGTGGGAATTAATTAAAGAGAACGAACACAATAGAAATGGATATGCAATATTTAAACGAAAATAACAATATTAAAAAATTAGTTTTAATATCACATTATAATTCAAATATAGACTGGCTTGAAAAATTACAAGTTCCGTATGTTGTATATTCTAAATCTTTAAGAAATAATAATTTTATAGATTTTAATAAAGGTCAAGAAGTACCAATGTATTTAAAATTTATAATAGATTGGTATGATAAATTACCAGATAAAATATTATTTTATCATGATCATCTGCATTCACCCCATCAAGATTTTGATTCTGTTTTTATTATTAATAATGTAAATTGGGAATTAGATGAATTTTTTTCTGTTAACAAAAGAGAATGGTATCATACCATACAAGAAAACTGTCCAATTGAACCTATGGGTATTAATTGGGTAAATGATAATTGGGATATTTTTAACAAACATTTAACTAAACAAGACAGATACTCTTTTTATTGCGGAGCACAATTTGTTATTGATAAAAAATTGATATTAAATTATGAAAAGTCTTTTTATGAATCTTTATATGAATGGATTAAAACAAGTAATTTATCAAATTACATAACAAGCAGAATATTTGAATATACTTGGCATTATATTTTTACAAAAAACCCAATAGAAAAAAAATATAAAATAGAAGATGTTTTTATATCTTGACTTTGTTATATTTTAATATAAACTTATATTAAACAATGAAACACATATATGAAACAATAGAAGGTTGGTTTACATTTCCGGAATTATATAAGAATATTATCTCAATATACGGAAATAATTCTCATTTTGTAGAAGTCGGAACATGGTTAGGAAAAAGCGCATCTTTTATGGCGGTTGAAATAATAAATTCCGGTAAAACTATAAAATTTGACTGTGTTGATACATGGAAAGGTAGCGAAGAACACATAAATGAAAAGGTTGTATTAGAAGATAATCTTTATGAAAGTTTTTTGATTAATATTGAACCTGTAAAAAACATCATCAATCCAATCAGAAAACCTTCTATAGAGGCATCTACTCTATATGAAGACAATAGTTTAGATTTTGTTTTTCTAGATGCAGCACACGATTATGTAAATGTGAAAAATGATATAGATTCATGGTATCCAAAGGTTAAATCTGGTGGTGTATTGGCTGGACATGATTATACTGCTAGTTGGGTTGGTGTAGTTGACGCAGTAAATGATTTTTTAAAAACTAAAAAATATAGTTTATATATAAACCAAGAAGGTTGTTGGGGTATTTTAAAACGATAATTTTTAGTGAAAAAAATTAAATTTAAAACCCTGATTATTCAGAATTTTCTTTCTATTGGAAAAGAATCTGTTAAATTAAATTTTGAAAATGGGATTTCTTTAATAACGGGTATTAATAAAGATAAAAATAGTAAAAATGGTTGTGGAAAAACAACTATAATAGACGCATTCTATTGGTCTATTTTTGGGAATACTATAAGAGATATTAAAAAGGAGAAAATAGTACACAATCATTCAAAGGAAGAATGTTTGGTTGAATTAGAGTTTGATATTGTCGGAATAGATGATACAACCACTAGTTTTAAAATAGAAAGAAAGTTAAATCCGAGTAAAGTTCACCTTTATAAGAATGGTGAGGACATAACATATTCTACTATACAAAGAACAGACGAAGCAATTAGCGAATTACTTGGTGCAAATGAAGAATTGTTTAGGAATTCTATTGTTATGTCTCTTGATAACACACTGCCTTTCATGGCACAAAAAAAGATAGAAAAAAGAAAATTTATCGAAAGCATATTACAAATTAATATTTTTAGCGATATGCTTTCGAAGGTTAGACAAGATTTTAATGAAAAAAAGAAAAATTTTGAGATATTAGCAAACAAATTTTCAGAAAAACAAAAAACTTTATCCTTTTTCGAAGATCAGAAGTTAAAAAACGAACAAATTAAAAAGCAAAAAATAGAAAATTTAAAACATAAAATAAAAGAAAATACGGAAAAACTAAAAAATAACGAAAATAAACAATTAATAGATTCTAAAGAAAAATTAAACTCCTCTATTTTAAAAACAGATGAAGCAATAACTAAAATAGAGGACAAAATAAGTAAAACATCTGATGATTTGTTGGAAATTACGAAAAAGGAAGCCATTCTTCATACAGAAGAACAGAATTTAGAAAAACAAATACATTCTTTTAAAAATAAAACAGGAATTTGTCCTACATGTAAGAAAAAAATAACAGAAGAAGATGATTTGACCGTCGAAAATCATATAAAGGATCTTTTAGAGCAGAAAAACATAAAAAAACAAGAATTTACGAATATTTCAACTAAAAGACATGAAATAAACAATATAAAAATACAGTTTACTAATAAAAGGTCAGAATTAACCAATTTATATAGAGGTTTAACATTAAAAATAAATAATATAGACGTTTGTTTGAAGGAAAATTCTAATATTGAAGATAAAAACAAAGAATTATTACAAAATATAGAAGAAATATTGTCAGAAAAAGATGTTTTAAATGAAAAAATAAAGGAAATTTTAGAAGAAATTAAAAAATTAGAGGAAACTATATCAGATGAACAAAAAAATATTAATATTTTAGAAAATTGTAAAACAATAGTTTCGGAGGAAGGTGTTAAAACGTATATTGTTAAAAAACTATTAGTTTTATTGAATAATAAATTAAATTTTTATCTTAAAAAGTTGGATGCACCGTGTACATGTAATTTTGATGCGATGTTTGATGAAACAATTATCAATGATAATAACAATGATTGTTCATATTTTAATTTTAGTGGTGGTGAAAGAAAAAGAATAGACCTAGCTATACTTTTTACATTCCAAGACATATTAAAAACTCAAACTGGTGTTTTTTATTCACTTAATATGTATGATGAATTGTTTGATTCTGCGTTAGATGAAGTAGGAACATCTAAAGTTATTGAAATTTTAAAAGAAAATTCAGAAAAATACAACGAATCCATTTATATAATATCTCATAATTCAAATTTAACAAAAAACAACATAGATAATATTATAGAACTAGAAAAAACTGAAGGAAAAACTAAATTAAAATGTTGAATTAATTAAAATTTAGTTTATACTTTATTAAAACCATGGCATTAAAAATAAAAAATACAGAAAATAACAACAAGAAAGTAACTTATGGCTTTACCCCAATTAAAGCATCTATTCCACACCCACCAGTTGGAACTCATCAGAATCTATTAAATAATTTTTATATTCATTTAACACCAATAAGTGTTCCACCACCTCCACCAGTGGAGATGCCAGAGGCTTCATTGCCTAGAGTTCTTAATTACTATGCTGATTATGGTGGTTGTGGTTTTTGGCGAATGATATGGCCTGAATTTTTATTAAACTCTTACCAAAAGGCTGTTTGTTCTGGGATGACACAAATGATCTTGGATTTGAGATTTTATCAATCTATAAAGGCTGTTAGATTCCAAAGACAAGCAACAGAGCATCAATTGATGTTTATTAAAGAACTTAATAAAATTAAAAATGACTTCGGTCTTAGATTACTGTACGAAGTTGATGATATTGTATTTAAACAAGACATTCCAGACTATAATAGATGTAAAGACGCATTTAATGATGAGAAAATTGTCAAAAACATCTTAGAAATTATAAGAATGATGGATGAAATGACTGTTACATGTGATTTCATGAAAGAATATTACATAGACAAAACTGGAAACAAAAATATAACAGTTATTCCTAATTATGCTCCAAAATTTTGGTTAGATAGATTTTATAATGAAAACGTTATCTTGAAAAATTTTGAAAAAAATGAAAAAAGACCAAGGGTTTTATATTCTGGATCAGGAACGCATGTAGATGTGCTTAATAAGACTGGAATGAAAGATGACTTCCATCATGTAGTCGATGAAATTATTAAAGCTAGGAAGAAATTTAAATTTGTTTGGAAGGGATGTTATCCGTTAGCAGTAAAACCATTTATTGACAATGGTGAAATGGAATACATGGATTGGAGTACGCTACCAAACTATCCACAGGGTATAGTTGACACCAATACAAATATTACATTTGCTCCATTAATAGACAATACGTTTAATAAATCTAAAAGTAATATTAAAATGATAGAATCTGGTGCATTGGGACTACCTGGTGTGTATCAAGATATGTGTACATATGAAATGTCTCCAAATAAATTCAGATCTGGAAAAGATCTGATTAATATGCTGGAACATTTGACATCTGATTGTGATATATACATGAAAGAGTCCAGAAAAGCTAGAGCATATGCCGAGACTATGTGGTTAGAGGATCATATAGATTTATATGAAGGGCTATACTTGACTGCTTGGGGGTCAAAGGAAAGAAATGAAAAATATCCAGAACTAATAAAACTAAACCCAGATCAAAAGGCTTGATTCCACTAGTAATTTATGATATTGTCGATAACAAATGTATCGAAACATAGCATATGATAATAATAGCGGTTCAATTCACCTCTGGACATGGGACGAATATGGCGAAAGAATAAAGATAGAAACAAGCTATGAGCCTAGCTTGTATGTAGAAAGTGCATCTCACACAGATGCACTTTCTATTTTTAATACAAATTTAAAGAAATTATCCTTTAAGAATAATTTCTTTAGGAACAAATATGTAAATGAGACTCCTATTAAAAGAATCTTTCAAAATTTGAATGTGGAGCAGGATTTTCTAATAAACACATTCAGAGAAGATAAGAAAACAATAGATTATTCTTCTTTCCCGCTTAGAATATATTTTTGGGACATTGAAACGTATAGTCCAAATGGATTTCCTGAGCCTTCTGAAGCAAAGGATGTTATAAATCTTATTACTATCTATGATAGTTTAAATAAAAAATACTATAGTTGGGGATTAAAAGATTATAAATCAAAAAATAGTGATGAAATTTATATTCACTGTAAAAATGAATATTATCTAATAGAAAAATTTTTAAAGTTTTGGGAAGAGAATCCACCAGATATAATGTGTGGTTGGAATTCTGAATCATTCGATGTACCTTATCTAATAAACAGAATAAAAAATTTAAATGGTGAAGAGGATTATTTTAGATTATCACCTATAAAAAATGTTTATAAAAGAGAGGGTGTTGTTATAAACAAATATAACAAACCATTTGATAAATGGTATATTTCAGGTGTTTCCAATCTAGATTATATGATAATTTATAAAGCGTTTTCTAGAGGAGACTCTGAGTCATATAGCTTAAATTACATAGCGGAAAAGGAATTAAAGGAAGGTAAAATAGATTTCGGAACAGGAAATCTAGCATCCTTGTCTGAAACAGATTGGGATACTTTTGTAAAATATAATATACAGGACGTAAAACTGCTGGTTAGGTTGGAAGATAATCTAAAATATTTAAATTTGGTTAGAATTCTATCGTATAAAGGATTTATACCATTCGAAAAATCCACGGGGAAGGTTTCAATGATTACTGGAGCAATAGCACATGAAGCACTACTAAATGGTAAAATGATACCAACATTTAAGTCTGAAAACGAAAAACAAGATTATGTTGGAGGTTATGTTCATGAACCGGAAAGGGGTATTAATAAATCATTGGTTAGTTATGATGCGAATAGTCTATATCCCAATACAATTATATCTTTAAACATATCACCAGAAACAAAAATAGGAAAAATAATTTCCAAAGAAAATAGTAATTATGTTATACAATTAATAAACGGAAAAACAATTTCTTTACCAGAAGAAAAATTTTTGATTTTTATAAAAAAGGAAAAAATATGTGTTTCTGACTATGATGTTTTATATACACAGAAATTTAAAGGTGTTGTACCTGCATTCATCGACAAATTATATTCTGAACGTGTGGAAACAAAACATAAAATATCTAAATTACAAAAAGAATTAGATAAAATAAAAGATACCGACACACGAATTAAACAAAATCAAAAAATTCAAGACTTGGATACAGAACAAAATGTTTATAAGTTAGTTTTAAATTCTATTTACGGAACATTTGCTCAAAGATTTTCTCCTTTATACGATATCGACCATTCTGCTAGTGTTACACTGACCGGACAATCTGTTATTAAAAAAGCATCAGATATTGCATATGAGTATATGCAACAAAAGAAATTTATCGGTGAAAAGAAATCCATATACATCTATTCAGATACAGACAGTATTTTTCTAACAATAGATCCATTATTAAAACAAATAAATTCTACGTTATTGGATGAAAGTGGTGAATTGACTTCTGTTTCGAAGAATATTATAGATGAAATAGATGATAAATTAAACACAGATATTATTGAATGGTCTAAAAACAGACACAATTCTATTGATCCTAGGTTTGTATTTAAAAGAGAAACGATATGTGATAAAGGACTTTTTTTAGAGAAAAAAATGTATATTCTTCATGTGATAGATAAAGAAGGTTATAGACCAAAGAATCCATTTATTTATAAGGGGGTGGAATTAGCAAAATCTATAATGTCTAATGAAGTTAAATCTCTTATCAAGAATGTGGTCGAGTCTGTTATCCTATCAGAGAATAAAGAAGACTCTGATAGGATATTCATGGACTCGTATAAGCAATTTGTGAGCATGGATGTTGATGTTATTTCTGTTAGAAAAAAGGTAAATGATGTTTTAAAATATGAAACAAAAACAACCGGATTTAACACTCCAAAGGGAACTCCGTCTCATGTAAAAGCATCTATATATTTTAATACTTTGCTGAATGAATATAACATCCAAAATGTATACGAAAAAATAACGAATGGTAATAAAATAAAAATTTTTTATGTATGTAAAAACAAATATAATATAGGAATTATATCATTTAATGATGTTTTCCCAAACGAATTTAAAATGGATATAACTCCTGATTATGAAAAAATGTTTAACAAAACTGTTTTTCCTCCACTAGAAAGAATATATAACTGCATAGGTTGGAGTTCCCCATCTTTAAAATGCAATTATACAACAGATATTTCTAAATTATTTTGTGAAGATGAAGAATAAATGTTGATTTTTTATTAAACTAATATAAAATAATAAGCCTAATATATGAGCGAAACACAAAAAAATAAATTAACGGTCTTTCTAGATTATGTAGGAAGAACAATCGTAGGAGAAGTAGAATCAGAAGATGACAAAAATTTAAATGTCATTAATCCAGTAGTTTTATCTACTGTTCCTACACAAGATAATAGAATGTCTATTCAATTATTCCCTTTGTTTTTCCGAGAATTCTTAGCTGAAAAGGATGCAGATGTAACCTTTTCCTTTAAGAAGGATATTATAACAATTGTTAATATTGATGCATTGGATTTTAGACTTCAATCACAATATTTACAGATTTTTAATAAAAATAATTTATATGTACCTAACAACACCACTGGTGATTCTTCTGAATCAAACTCCCCGAACGTTGTTAAGTTATTTGATGAATAATTTTTGGTGTAGAACTAGTTGACATAGTTGAATAAAAAACCTCGAAATAAAAATCGAGGTTTTTTATTTTATTGATTTTAATAAAAAACCTATTATACTTGTAAGAACAAAAAAATTATGGCAAAAAAACAAAAAGAAACAAATACACAAGATCAATCTAATGGTATTATAGAAGATGCATTTAAAGTGTTGGATGAGTTAAATCCAGATGCAGCATTTTTAGATGAAAATACTCTTTCAACTGTTAAAGAATGGATAGATACTGGATGTATGGCATTAAATGCTATTATTTCTGGTTCTTTGTATGGTGGAATACCTATGGGTAGAATTAGTGGGTTTGCTGGACCACAAGCATGTGGTAAAACATTAATGGTAAACAAAATTATGGCAAATGCACAAAAAAAGGGAATGCATGTTGTGTATTTTGATACAGAGAATGCATTAGATCCAGATACAGCCATTAATCTAGGTTGTAATCCAGCAAAAATTAAACATTGCCCCATTGAAATTATTGAGGATTGCAGGAATCAAATTGTTAAATTTTTAAAATCTGTTGTTGAGATGAATCTTCAAGGAAAGGTGATGATAGCGATTGATTCTTTAGGAAATCTAATTTCTTCAAGAGAAGCAAAAATAATTGAAGATGGTAAGGATTCAGCTGACATGGGTTCAAGAGCCGTTGCTTTAAAATCTATGCTTAGAGCAATAACACATGCTGCTGCAAAGGCAAACTGTCCGGTTGTTTTTACAAATCACATCTATGACAATCCTGGTGCAATGTATCCAACCCTAATAAAAAGCCAATCTGGTGGGTCTGGTCCTCTTTATATGTCATCTGTATTAGTT